GTTTATCTTGCCTTCGAATCCGGCATGCACAATCCAATCTACTGACGACTTTGTTTCTGGAATTTGCAGGAACGGATACAGTCCAAGTTCGTAGGTTGCGTCCGGATCTTGCCCGAATAGAAAGCCCTGGATATTGCCGCGGAAAGGGAGATTGATAGCCGTTTTGCCGACATTGATTGGCGGGAGTAGGTTCAGTATGATATCCCCGGAGATGGAAAACCGGCTGTCAAATGCAGTGCTACTTGTGTCGCTGCCATCAAAGTTGAATTCATAGTTGGTGCCGGCACCGGTGTAGAAGCTCGATTGGGATAGCCGGAACGGGGAAAATGGAATATCTTCTTCAGCGTATGAATTCAGACTTCTTTGGTAGCTTTGATGTGCCTTGTCATTCGTCGAAGTATTCCAATACGTTGACCGCTGCCCCTGCATTTGAATCGACAAGAACATTGTCAATAGGACTGTTAGGAAAAATCTCATGATTTCGATTTTGGTTATGAAAATCTATATATCAAAAAATGGTTATGCGCCTTCCTGTGATTCCAGGGTTTTCAACACCCTACCCACGAACTGATTGTTAATGGCTTTGTGGTCAATTCTTCTTGCAATTTCTCTTGCTCCAAATTGCACTGCATCGGGATTTTTTTCAATCCATTCTGCAACGAACCTAGTTTTCGCCGCCCTCTTTTCTCCTGCATTCATCTCATCGGTCAAAATCAATTCCATTGCCTCGCTTGATGATCCCGGAGAAGTATACGTGCCGTCCGGTTCTTCTTCTTCTGCTGCTTCGAAAGGAAGTGTATTGTCCGGCTCAGGGAATTTTATAGAGTCGGATTGACGGTTCTTTGACAAAATTTGATCCCTTCTTATTTCAGCCTCTTCAATCACCTTCAAAGTCATTTCGTTCAAAGTCAAAAGCGTAGCTCTGTTAACGCCTTCGTTTTCTTAATGCACTTGTTTAGTGGTCAGTTTCGATGTTATCGCGTACGTCGCCTTTCTCCTGTTGATCTTGCATTCCACGATCAATATCGATGTCTCCCCTTCAATTTCAATAGCTTGTTCGGTCCTAAATACGTCATGCATGTCTTCCATTGAATAGGTTGTTTTCTTAGCCATTTTTGTAAATTTTTATCCGTTAAATGATTCGGCCGCGTCTAAATACACCGTAAAAACGATTCGAGAAAAAGAACTGAATCCGACATGACCTTTTTTTTATTTTGCTGATTTGATCATTGGTGATTTTCGATCCATAATTACGTTCGGCCCATTTTATAAAATGCGCAGTTCTTCCCCGAACCGAAAAATAACCCTCCATTCTCTGCCTTAGTCTTTCGTCCATTGGAACTTTTAACACAAAGGTACAACAATTTGTAATTATTCCAAGTAAACCCCTAGAACGGCAAGTCTTCGTTACTGTCTTGTTCTTCTTCTGTGTCGTCTTCTTCGTCGCTTAGATGCGGTTGGTCATTCACGTCAAGGAAGTTGGTTAGGTGTGACTTAAACTGAAGCTGTACGGTAGCTAGAGGTCCATTTCTGTGTTTCAAAAATATGATTTCAGTCAATCCGTTTAATGGCCTTCCTTGTGAATCTTCTTTGATGCCGTAATACTCCGGCCGGTATATTCCCGCTACTACGTCGGCGTCCTGTTCAATAGAACCTGATTCCCTTAAATCTGACAACATGGGCCTTTTGGCTCCGCCCCTGGTTTCTGTAGCTCTGCTTAATTGGGCCAGTGCGATCACAGGAATATTTAATTCCTTGGCAATTGCCTTTAATCCCCGGCTGATTTCTCCAACCTCTTGTTCCCTATTCCCTTTGCTCTTGCCATGACCCCGCATTAGTTGCAGGTAATCGATTACGATCAAATCAATGTCGTGCGTCTCCTTTAACTCTCTTGCCTTGCTTGAAGCTTCGGAGATGCGAATAGCGGCGGTGTCGTCGATAAACAAGTTGTGGTCAACGAGAGAATTTGCAGCGTTGATGTATGCATCTGCTTGAGCAACATTTAATTTCTTGGGGTCTCGAAACCTTCTTGACGAAACGTTTATTTGGGATGCTATAATGCGGTCTAATAACTGTTCCGCCGACATTTCCAAAGAGAAAAACCCCACTTTAAGCTTGTATGTCATAATCATATGCCTGACCATTGTCATTGCAAAAGCAGTCTTACCCATGCCAGGACGCGCACAAAGGACGATAAAATCCGGACTCTGCCAACCCCCGGTTACCCTGTCCAGACTTTTCAATCCGGACGGAACGCCTACAATTCCATCTTCTCGCAATCTCAATTCAACAAACTTCTTCGTCATCGCTGGTATGATCTCGCTTGTGTGGCGCATTGCCTTGGATGACATAGAGCCCTGAATTGTGTAAATCGTTTTGTGGATTTTATCCAACAATTCAAGTGGATCGTCTGCTTCCTTGTATGCCCTGTCGATTGCCTTAGAAGATACTTCAATCAATTTTCGTCCAATGTATTTTTGCAAGAGTATCCGGCAATGTGCTTCTACGTTTGCAGCACTTCCAATCTTGTTAGTCAATCCAGCAAGGTAAACCGCTCCGCCGCTGGCTTTTAGTGTTCTGCTTTTCTTCATCTGCTCCATAACAGTAAGCATGTCGATAGCCATGCTTTTTTGTAGCAATTGCGACATTGCTTCAAAAATGTTTTGGTTTGCTTTCTTGTAGAAAATTTCAGAGACGTATATGATTCGATTTGCTATCCCGAAACCTGACTTATCTACAAGACAGGCACCCAACACAGCTTCCTCGATATCCAAAGCTTGTGGCGGAGCCTTTCCAAATACAAAATTTCCTAGATCGCTCATTTTTTATAGTCGTAACCCATTTGTTCCATCAATTCCGGAATCATGTCCTTTACTTTCTTGAAAGTAACCTGATCAAAAATAGACCTCTTACCCAATTCAAACCGACGTTTAGCTTCTTCAAATTCTTTGGTCAACTTGTCAAGATTTCTATTAAAATCCTCGCTGTGTTCCTGATATAAAATGTAGCAAGAAACATTCCCCTTAGTGATAAGCTTTTGCTTTCCGGTTCGGTCATGGGCAACTAAAGCTCCATCTTTCCTGATTCCGGAAACTATAAGCATAGCACCAAAACTTTTTATGTGTTTCCCTGACCAATCTAACGCCTTCTGAACCTTAAACGGCTTGAATTCCGCGTTAGATTTTAAATATTCGTCAACGCCTTTTTTGATAGCATTCAACGAACCTTTTGCAAACTCCGTGTCATATCTATCGTTCCAAGCGGAGAATTTCCCAGTTTCCAAATCAAGGGTTATTTTAAATCCGCGATATGTTGTGATTGCAATTTTTTCCATTTTATTTCATTTTATCGGCCGACCCATCATAGGTTGCCGGTGAATCAATTTTAGAGTTTGTAAAAGACTTAGACCTTTTTAGCCAAGGGAGGAAGGTTTTGTGCAAGTACTTTGTAGGGCTGGATATGACTTGTGGTTGATCGACTTTGTGGCGAACCCACTTTTCCAACTCTTCATCAAATTCTTTCTTAGTGACGCCAGATTGAATAATCAAAGTTTCTCTAAATCCCGACCATTCATCGAAGTAGTCTTTGCATGCTTTGATCGCATCTGAAATCAAAACTTCCTCTTGCGGGAGATCCCCCTTGTTACTATTAGTATTGTTAATACTTATAGTATTATATGTCGGATTTTTTTCCGAGGTGTTTTCGGAAATATTTCCGGTTTCACTCGGATTTTTTTCCGAGTCTCGGATTTGCTTCTTGCCCCATGCTTTCCCCTTGTCTGTGAGCTTTATAAAGTCTGCCGGTCCTACCTTTTGTGCCTCAATCAATCCTTTTTCCTGAAGCTTGCGATAGATACGGTAAATGGTATCAGGCTTATTTGTCAAGAACGGTACATCTTGAATGAATTTGCCCCGGCTCACATGATACCAAACCTCCGTACCCATTACCATAGTACTGGCCCAACCGGACGCATCTGACAAATACGAGAAAACGACTGCCTCAGAAACCGACAGTTGCCATTCAGTTGAATGAATGACGTCAATGTAAATACTGTATTTCATTAAATGCTTTTTGTCTAAAAGGGGTGCCGAACGGGAGCCCGGCACGAATAACCTTACTGTTTACTTTCGCACAACATTTAGTTGAGCGGAAAAATAGTCTCTCGCCACTTTTGGCGAATAGGAATTTGAGGAGTCGGTTGGATTCGAACCAACTTAAAAGCATTTGCAATGCTCCACCTGGCCATTCGGACACGACTCCGGAAAAAGCAAGGTTCATTTAACCTTGCTTGAAATGGATCTACTTGATAGCCCTAATAAACTTATACCACAAAGTTATCTTTTATTTGTGATAATTTCAAAGTTGCGTAATACCTCCGGGCTGCTTCGACTCTTTTCTTGAGTTCGGTCATGTATTTTTCGTCATACTTGAAATCGAAAACTTTCACTCTGTCTTTCTCCGGAATTTCGGAAATGACATTGTTGTTGTGCCTTATTTTTTCTTCGGCTTCTTTGTAGTCCACATTTTCGTAGTCGGCCCAAAATTTGTAGAAAAACCGCTTCTCTTCTTCAATTATCATTTGCTCCGGAGTAGGTACCAGGCAGTAACACAACCTGAAATTCCTCTTCCCTGTCAAATCCTTGTAGATCGTGACTGGGAAAC